CTGTAGCAACGAGATTAGTTGCAGAGAAGTCGTTGGTATTGCCGGAACTATCTGCGCCTAGCCCACCATCAAAGTCTGAGTGGATTAGCAGTTTGGTGTTTGAATCTGCGGTAAATGCTGTGGTAGATGGGGTGAACGCTCCTGTGTATCTTGTTGAGTTAGAAATGCGGATTTCGTCCATGTAACCATTGAGGCCATAACTGCCAATATTTGAGTAATATCCAATTTCCAAAGGCCATGCAATATTCGCAATCGTTGATGAACTAATATCATATGTAGAGCCTGTCTGAGTCCCATCTACATAAAATTCTAAATCACTACCGTCCCTAACTACGGCAACGTGATACCAAGTGTTTAAACTTGGAGTCCACGACCATGACGAGTTCCCCGCGCTATTAACTCCATCAGTGGAGTAATAAAATTTGGCCGTGTTCCCACCGTCCAGTTGTAAAGACCAAGACGCTAATACGCCATTGCCTTTCCAATGGTTTAACAAGGTTAGGTCAGAAGAAGTTGAAGCAAATCTAACCCAAGTTTCTACCGTAAAATTAGAACCAAGCGCCCAATCTGCTGAATCAGCAACACTTAAATAATCAGCAGTACCATCAAACTTAATGGATGACTCGCCTATCTTTGCTTGAGCGCGGGAGTTGGCTACATCACCGTTAGCGGTTATGACCCGAGTGGCGCTGTCTGGAAATGATGTTCCACCGTCTGATCCGTCACAATGAAGCAATAACCTTGTATTTGAATCGGCAGTAAATGCGGTAGTGGACGGAGTAAAGGTTGTTCCGTCAGGATAACGGCAAGTATCACTAATACGGATTTCGTCCATGTATCCATCAATAATCCCAAGACCGCTTGCATCATACGACCCAATCTGCAAGGTCGTAGAAGTGTCACTCATAGTCTCAGTGAAAGCGTTAGAACCGCACTGAACGCCATCAACATAATGTCTAAGCGTATTTCCATCTCTTGTTACAGCAACATGATACCAAGTGTCATTATTAAGAGTAAAAGAACTGCTGTATTCATCTCCATCTGTAGACCAAAGTTCAAACGTATTATCACTACCACGCCAAATCCACTGCCAACCATTAGGGCTGTTGTGATTTGCAATCAACGCATTAGCACCAGCCGCTCCTGAACCAGTATTTTTATTGGCAAATCTAATCCACATCTCCAATGTAAAGTCGCCAGTTCCGAAATCCCAATCATCATTTGATGGAGCAGTTAAATAATCACCAGTGCCGTCAAACTGAACAGAAGCAGTGCCAATCTTCTTTACTGATGTATCTGTATGTGCATCACCTGAAGCACTTATGTTATGTCTACCGCCAGCCTCACTACTATCCGTAAAACTATTCGCCAGTTCCGTGGCTGAGTATTTCTGGTAGAAGCCGTTAGTGCCGTAACTTCCGGTGTACTCAATTGGAACCCATTGGTTAGTGGATGAATTGGTTTCACCAAAGGATGCGGGTGTAAGGGCTGTACCGTCTATGAAATGAAATTCTGCAAGATAGCCGTCATAGTTGTAAGTAGTATTACCACCAACACCAAACGCTACTGTAGTATTAAAATCTAACTCTTGATTTAAAGAAGGCCAGCCGCCACCACTTACCGCCAAGGTAACTTCAGAACCATTGGCCCAACATTTCACTCTATTAGAATCTGTAGACTCTGTGGTATCTATAACATACACCATATGATACCAAGCAGAAGGGTCTCTAAAAACTTGAGTTGATTGAATGTCAAAGGTACTACCATTACCTGCTAGTATTTGAATTTGATCTGCTGACCCAAATCCACAAAAATTGTTATATGAATTAGCCGTAAAAATATAACTAATATCAGAAATATGTCCTCGTTTAGTCCAAAAACTTACTGTCCATGTTCTTCTATTACCATTGCCTGATGGAGTCCATAATAATGACGCGCTATCATCATCATTAAACCGCAAAGACTGGTCGATGTCGTAGCCAGTCGCCTGACCAGATGCGCCAGCGAGTATATTATTAAATATAGGCATTAGGAATAGTTAAGAGTAGCCACCGCATGAATGTTAGTTGCGTCTTTGATAACATAATCAATTCTATCTACTGCTCCTGCTGTCGTAGTCAATGTAGGTGCAGTTCCTCCTGCAAAATCCCAATCACTTCCCCAACTGGCTGTCCTTGATCCAGTACCATCCTGTGTAATAAAGATACTACCGCACTGTCCTGCTGTATCATTAGATGGGTTAGCAAATGTTCTATTACCGGCTAATGTTACAGAGAAGTTATTACTAGCGGCCATGTCAATAGTTATTGTTGCGCCGTCTGTAAGGGCCGTAATCTCTCCACGCTGTCCTGCCGTCCATGTATTAGCCGTGCCGACTGCGGCTTTAGCGTCAATCTGGGTTTGAGCATTAGAACTAAGAGAATTAATATACTGGAATTCAGCATTAGATACAGTACCATCTGCAAGTTTGGCGGCATCTATACCTGTGGCTACCATAGCGTCTTCTACAGCACTGTTAGCAATAGTTACTGCGCCAGTGTTTGCCATCGTAACGTCACCGCTAAGAGAAGCGGCGGTAAATCCTGTGCCGTCACCAATAAGGAGTTCAGTATCTCCTACTGCTTTGTCAGACGGATCACCTGATGAATTAGCATCTCTAACCTTGACGGTATTAGCCGCCATGTGAGCCAGTTTAGCATTAGTTATAGACTCGTCTGCGGCAGATACAGCGGCCCAATCTACTCCGTTAGTAGCACTAGAGTCGGCTGTAAGTACAAGTCCATTTGCTCCAACTGGAAGTCTTGTTTCAGAGTCTACAGTATTGTAAACAAGCAAGTCACCTTTCGTAGTTAGTCGGTCAGGAGAAAGAACATCCACTGCTTGCCATTCGTTAGACGATGATGAATATTTAAGGTATTGGTCGTTACTTGGGGATGTAGATGTTACCGCACTACCTTGCAGTTTAGTGACTGTAAACGCACCAGCGTTAGTCATAGATACGTCACCGGAAGGAGCGGCTGCTGTAAAGCCAGTCCCATCACCGATTAGAACCTCACCATTACCTACAGCCTTATCTGAAGGATCGCCAGTAGAATTAGCATCTCTTACTTTAACTGTATTAGCCGCCATATGCGCTAACTCAGTATTAGAAACGCCTTCATCTTTAATCGTTACCGCGCCAGAGGATACTAAGAAGTTATCATCGGAGAATGAGGCTACACCTTTGTTTGATGATGTGGCTTCTTCTGCCGCGATTGTAAGTGTCGTACCTGTCGCTGAAGTATCAATACCCTCGCCACCGCTAACAGTAAGACTTTCTGAATCAAGATCAACGTCGATAGTGCCGCTGTCAGAGATGAGGTCCAAATCCTGCGCTGTAACTTGGGAGTCAACATATGCCTTGATCGACTGTTGAGTAGCAAGTTTAACAGCCGAGTCGGAGGACATATCATCTTCATCTTTGATTCCTGTTACAGTGGCTCCATCTCCAGCCACATTAAGAGTGCTGAACTTACCAGTAGACGCTGAAGTTGCTCCGATAGTAGCACCGTCAATAGTTCCCGCGTTAATATCTACACTGTTGCTTGTCTCTGGATCAACCGCAAGAGTAATCCACGCATCATTTGCTTGGTTTCTAATCTTTAATAGGTTGTTTGTAGTATCTAGCCACACCATACCCATAGACTGTGTGGCACTGCCGCTAATAGTAGGCGCTGAAGACTTGGCAACGATAACCTGAACAGCCTGATCCGGTCCCGCATCATTCGTACCTGCTGGAAAAGTTTTCTTTAATACGTTTTTCAGTAAACGTAAATGGTCATCACCTTCACTTACATTATCGCTTGATAGCGGATTTGCGCTATTTAGATTTGTTATATAATTTCCAGACTCAATACCCATAATTTATATCCTAATAATATCCAGAGGTGTTCATCACCCTTAATTCAGAGCCAGAATGTCTATCTTTGTCATCCTGCTCCTGTAAGTCAGCAATAGCCTGTCTCAATCCTCGCTCCCATATAGGGATACGCTGATCGTTCATAAGGAATGGTTCAGCCTGTAGTAGAGTTCCGTACAAATAAACATCAGGTGCGTTAAGTATAATCCAGTTAGTTGTAGTTGTATCACTAAGCGCATCAAACTTTTTGTAATACGTCATTACATAATCATAAGCCGCATCTGGAGTGGGACCAAAATAAATCTTATCCCCAATTATACTGTACGCACTAGGTTTGCCAGAGGAACTGCCAGCCCAAATTCTATACAGCATCTCTGGAGTCATATACTGCACAGAGGTAATAGGGCTTGTATCTAAATGTATCTCCCGCATCTGGACATATCCAGTGGGAAGATCATAAGCCTTTGTTCCTCCAACTGTAGCAGTAGTTACAATAGTCTCCATCGGTCTAATGCGTAAAACTCTATTAAACACTGCTTCATTCAGCGCGATAAACTCCGGTATCCGGTCAGACAGATCATCTCTGTCCAACCAGTTAGCCACAGCCGTTTGAAGAGTAGAGTAAGAATTAATAGCCATTAACTATTCTTGCTCTTAAACCAGACTTTGTTGTTGATAATCGGTAACTGATTGTTACCAGAAAACGTAGGCTGATATAACCACATGATTAAATCCTCGTAGGTGTAGTCCTGAGAAACTTGTTGTCAGGATCATTCAAATATTTTGCTAATAGTTTTTCGTCTTTTTCAATAGCACCGTTTGTTTCTTTTAGCCATATTTCCCAGATATTTGTGGGAATAGACGCGACTGTAACTCCATCAGTATGTCTTCCAGAGGCTTTACCGAATGTAAGTTTGTCGCCATAGTTAATTAAATCTAACTTATTCTTTTCTATGATAGGCTGTACATCTTGATAGGTATTAATAGTTGCAGTGCCGTCAGTATTAATATCTAGTTTCCAAGGTCGTGAGTCTGGAGTGTCATAATTCCATCCTGAAGAATTCATAACGGCATCTCGCTCCTATCTGCGGCAATTTCTTTAAACTTTTTATGCACATTCTTAGCGTGGAGTTTAGAGTCCACTGGTTTTTTATCTACTTTGGTAGAATTTTTAGAGTTTAATGCTTTCTTAAGTTCTTTCTTAGTTACCATAAAATCTTTTTCCCTAAACCAAAAAGTTAAAATCCATTTATCTCCGTTTTCTGGAGGCAGTCCCATATGCAATGATGCAGGATGAGGAATCTTGTTTTCATCAAGATTGCCAAACATAAGAACCCGACCTTGCTTTGCTTGTATTGCAAGCCCCAAAACAGGAAAAACTGTGCCACCACCATCTTGTACGTCATTCAAGTACGCGATCATAGTGACACAGCGATTTCCGCTTTCTTTTACTTTTGCAGATTTTGGCATTTCTCCCGCATCATTTGGGAGAAAACCATCGTAGTGAGGTTTATACTCCTGACCCGGCTGATACCTTTGAATAGTAACAGGTTCCAACCGGGTAGGAGGTAAACCACACATACCAGATAACGCTTCAATAACACCATCTAATACATCGTTTTCACCGTAACTAAAATAAGAACCTTTACTGGTTCTTGCTTCATCTTGGACATATTTGCCATCACGGATTATAAGATTATCACCAAGCCCTTGAGTTGTGGCAAGGTTTACTATGTGTTCACATAAATCAGGTGAAAGCACATTATCTTCAACAACAATACTAGGAGTGTTATTGTATTTTATCATTAAGCGTCTTTGACTCCGATGACTGCGGCGTTTGCCAAACCATTCTTAGCACGAAGACCGTATTCAGCAATCATCAACTGCTTAACGCTGTCACCAGTCTTGGCAAGAGTTTCGGTCTGGAACGGACGCAGGTAATCAACTGACCAGAAA